CTGTTCTCTCATACTCTCAGTACGTGATTCATTTCGTGTCATGTTCTTTCCTCCACGCTTACATGTTTATGTTAGTATATTCGCCATCAGCAGAAGTTACCTTCAGCTTTTCGGCAGCATACTGTTCAAGTGGGATACCCCATTTATTAGCAAGTCTTACGTCTTCTTTTGTAAGCTTTACTTTTTTGTTCGAGGACGGAGACGAGCGTGAAGCCCCCGATACCACTTGAGCAGGTTGTGACGTGCCTGAGTTACTTTGTTCCTCAGTTTCCTGCACACGGTTTGAAGTTTGACCAAAGGCCGCTTCAAGGCGTCGATCAATTTCTTCGTAAAATTCTTCATCATTTGGATTATATCCTTGTTCTTTTAATTCTGCATCTAGCGCAAGAGCCGCTGCTGTTTTAACAGTATCCTGTCCAAACCACTGATTTCTTTTAGCCCACTCATTTGCTCTTGGGTCGTAAGCTTGTTGTTGTGGTTGAACAGGTTCAGGTGAAGCCTCAACTTGTTTTTCTTTCTTTTCAAGTTTTTTAGCAAGATTATTTTTATAGTTTTGAATAGTTTTTAAATCTGCTTGAGCATTATTTAATATCTCTTGAGCTTTAAGAACTTTTTCTTTATCTCCATCTTCAAAGGCTTCCATATAAGCTTGCCTAGCAAGCTCCATATTTTGAGTTAACTGTCTTTCATTAGCATCAAGACTACGAGTTGCAATACTATCAACCTCATTATCTTTAGCTGCTAGATTTGTTTTTAGCTCTTCATTTTGTTTTATAAGAGCTTCAATTTGTTCTTCACGTTCTTTGCGCTGTCTAATTAGTTGCCTAATTCTTTTTTCAGCACCTTTAGTTTCTATACCTTCTAGTTCTTTTGGCTGTTCTTCTTGTACAGGTTCTTCTTGAACTTCTTCTTGTACAGCTTCAACAGTTGGTTGTTCTTGTTCTTCTTCTACTTTTATTTCTTCTTGTTCTTCTTCAATCTCAAATTCAACTTGTTTATTTTCTTGTTCACCTTCTGGGACTGTAACGGTTTCCCAACCATCATTTTCGTTACTCATTTTACTCTCCGTTGTTAACGACACAAACGATTACGTTTATATTATTATATCACAAAAGTCTAGATTTCCCAAATCAACTAGAGCCTTTTCCTAAATTAAAAGTTGGATCAAGGTCTTTAGGTTCTTCTACCTTCATAATGATTTGATCATCAAATAAAAGTATAAGACGTACACCCTTGTAAAACAACTTAGTTCCTGCATGTTTACCATAGCATACATAGTCACCTATGTTACACCATGCTCCTGCTGGAAACTTTTCTTTATCCATATATGCCAAGTCTCCTAACGCTAGAACCTGTGCGACAGTGGTGAGATAAGACATATCATCTTTAGTTGAGTCTGGTATAAATATACCACCTTTTGTAACACTCTTCACTGAAACGGGGCGCACCAAAACGTGAAATCCCGGTAGAGTGGGTAGTGGGCTGGGATCGGGGGCGTCATCCTCAGTTATCCACAAATCATTTTTTAGTGCGCCACCTAAACCTACTTGTTGCATTTTTAGTCTTCGTCCTCCATATATATTCGTTTTTTAATTATTTCTGTTAAATTATCTCTAGCCCATTCAAGGCTGGATATAGAACCAACAAGTTGTCTGTAGTGTGGGTAGTCTTCAGCACTACCATTACCCAACGCTAATCGCAACTTATTAATCTCTTCGTTATACTCTCGTACTACCTCGTCCCAAATTTCCATTCTTAGTTATAGATGGTACTTTTGCGAGAAGGTTTAATTGGTTCTGGAGTTTTCCAAGAGTCATCTTCCCATTGGTTTAACTCGCTACGAATGGCACGACCACCTGTAATATCTTGAGCATAGGCATCGCCATAGTTTCTCTGAGTATCTTTTACATGAAAAGGATACCCTTTACCTTTCTTCATCATTTGTCATCTCCTGTTGTTGTTGGACAGCCACTTGTACAAGAGCATTTAGAGCTTGTGCATCCATGTCTGCTTTTGTTTGCATTTCTTTATCAAGCGCCTCTTTTACATTTTGTATAGCTCGACGTTCATCATCTTTATTTAATTTAAACTCTTCTATCATTGCCTTTGTTACAAGTTCCATTTGTTTTAGTTTTTCTTTACTGGAACGGTTAGCATCAGCGTTATCTCGTTTTAGATTATCAGTTGCTGTAGCTTTCATCATACCAATAATCTGTTCGTTCTCTTCAAGTTCAAGCTTCTTATTCTTTAGTTCAAGCTCTGCTGCACTGGTGGCAGTATCAGCCTGAAGCTTTTGTTTTTCTAGTTCAACCTTGGCTTGCTCAAGAGATACAAGCTGCTGTTCAGGAGACTGAGCCATACCCATAGCCTGATTTGCATTTAGTACTTGCTGTGCTGCCTGTGCCATAGCCATCTCAGCAGCAGCAGGATTATTCATCTGTTCTGGAGCCTGTTGCATTATTTGATTTGCAATACCGCTCATCTGTTCCTGATACTTCATCACAGAGTGTTCTTGAATGTTAGCCTGAATAATAGGAGCCACACGTTCCATGATTGGATTAGCACCATTGATGGGATCTTGTAGATATGCCATCTTTACCTGCATATGTGCATCATGGTTCTGACCGGGAAAGGCTGCAATAGGTACGCCTTTCGTCGCTGCCATAATATCAGATACCGGGTCCATTGGTTTAGGTTCAATCTTAGGCGGAAGTATCTCATCTACATTAGGCATGTTAGAAGCATTTAGAATAGTTCTGTTCAATGCTTCCAGATTAAACATCCCCGGTGGAGACTGTTGTGCCATCTGTAATGCCATGTTAGCCATCATCATACGATGTGCGTTGCTAGGAATATTAGGATCAGATACTGGAATAATATCTATGCGACCATCAAAGTCTTTTTTGAATATGCTACGATCTTCGTAGGGAACATCATATGGATATTCATCAGGAAGATAGTCATAGTCAATACGAGCAAGAATACGAAACTCATCTTTCTGAGATTTGTGTACTCGTTTGTGAATTGCTGTGAAGAACTTGCTGCTTGCTTCTAGTAAAGCCATAGTGGTTCCAACGGGTCCATAGGAGGCAGCATCAGAGATAACTTGCTCTGTGCTGTCCGCAAACTTCTGACCAGCAGTAGCTACGAAGTTCAGCATTTGGAATAGAGTAGAGGAAGGCTCTTTATAGGGAAGGGGAACAATAGCCTTTGATAAATCTACTCCAATAGCCTCAACCTCCTTGAACTCGCCGGGAGCTATAGGATCATTTTCATTTACCATCCTAACTCCCTTAGCCTTAAAACCTCCGGGTAAATTTGCAAATTGCCCTGCGTCTACTAAGGATCTCATTGCGGCAGTAGCAGTCATAGTCAAATTACCAAGGAAGTGAATAAGACCTAATCCGTAGAATCCAAAACCGGGAACGAACTTATAATGTACAAAATGATTTTGTTTTTCTTTCGTTGGATCGTCCTGTTTATAGTTTCTACGAATACTCAGTACTTGTTGTGTCTTTTCTTCAACAGTAACAATATATGGAAGTGATTCTTCATCATCTTCTAAATTAAGATAACAGTGTTGTTCTAATAAAACATATTGTGGATCATTTTCATAACTAGGAGACAATCCAAGAATATTGTCCATCTTTTCAGTAAATGAAGAAACATTAAACTGAGAAGGCATACCAATATTTAAATCTCTATAAGCTCCTGCTAAAATATCTCTTTGGTATTCAACAGCACTTTTATAAATAATATGTGTGCTTCTTTCTGAGCTTCTAAGATCAGAAGCAAAGTAAGACACATAAAACTGATCAATAGGTATAAACTCTGATACTGGACGTTTAAGAACAGAACTATAATAAACTTTTTTAAATGCTGAACCTATCAAAGGTAGGTGAAACAACATCTTTTCAAATTCATCAAAGTACTCTGGCATTTGTTCTGTAAGCTGATAGTTCATAAAGTTTTGAACACGATTAGCTTGCATCTCTTTATCTGGCGTACTATTGCCCAGAATATTTGCTTTTACTGGACCATTAGGAGGAAAAAGTTCTGAAGAAGCTTTAGCTTGAAACTTAACAGCAGATTCTATTAAAAGGGGATGTACTGCCGTACATGCCCCTTGAAATGGCTCAGTAGCATCTTCTACTTTTAGACCAAGTAGATCAAACCCACGTTCAAACATAGATTCCCAATCTGCACGGGAATCTTTATCAGCAATAAAATTATCTACAACATCAGAACCAATCTCTTGAAGAACCTCTTCTTCAATGTCTTCTGCTAAATTACCATACCACTCAGCTACATCATCATCAGGACTCATTTGAATATCTTGAGAAAAATCTACAACAACACCACCATCTGGCTCTACCTCAAAGGTAGCCTCTGTAGTTTCTTCTGCGGCAGGAAGATTAACTACATTAGATGTAGCTTGTTTTATTGCTTCAAATGGATTTTGTTCTATTGCCATTTATTAAGTTGGTGGTATTTCACTAAGCATTATAGCTTCATCTAATGTAAGAGGTTGTTCAGCTAATGAGCTAGAAATAGGATCACGTAACATTTCAAGTGTAGGATCAGACTTTGGTGTTCTATAGTTTCTAGATTCTGCTTCTGCTTTTGCAGCAGGACCAAATTTAGCATCTTTATCTATAACTGTTTGAACAGCTTGTCTAAATTCTTCTGTTGTTCTTGCATTTTCAATCGCTCTGTAATCTTCTATAGTAGTAACACTTCCCGGTTGATTTATCATATTTTCTACTTGATTTAAAGCCTGATTTCTAACACTTGAATCTATTTCAGATTGCAAAGAAACTCTTTCTACAGCCCGTTCTGCTTCTGGC